AAAGCAAAGCTCCAGGCACTTGAGATGGAGCTACTCAAAGAGAAGTATCCTACTATCCCTGAGTCATATATCCCTAAGACTGATTGGAAGGATAACTCAGCTAACTCACTAACTCGACCTGTAATTGCATGGATACAATACATGGGAGGTCAAGCAGAGAGAATCTCCTCACAAGGTCAGTACAGGGAAGGAGCTAAGATACAAGTGGGATCAGGAGAGATAGCTCACACTAAACAGCTCCCGGGCAAGTGGACTCCTGGACAGTCAACTAAGGGAACAGCTGACATCTCTGCTACTATTAGAGGACGGTCAGTTAAGATAGAGATTAAGTATGGCAAGGATAGGCAGTCAGAGGCTCAGAAACAGTATCAGGAATCCATTGAGAGAGCAGGTGGAGTGTATATCATTGTGAGAGACTTTGATAGCTTTGTTGAGTGGTATGAATCATTTGTCTTAGGGTTATGAAGTCTAAGCCATCCCCATTAGTCAGATATGATGTGTATATCAAGAGCCTCAAGAGGAGGAGGAGAGTAGTGAGGAATACTATCAACAATGAATCAACAGATAACTGTTAATAACTTTTATTTGTCAGATATGCAAAAATCTCTTATCTTTGCTGAAAACATTAATCACATGGAGAAAGAATTAAAATCATCCTCTGAGAAAATCAGAGATGCACACGTGGTACAGGTGCTATCACTACATCAAAGGCTACACCAAGCCAAGTTACAAATCGGCAAGGTAACTAAGAACGCAACAAATCCCCATTTTAAGAAGGCTTATGCTGACATCAATGCTCTGCTTGATGCTGTTGAGCCTATCTTACTTGAGAATGACTTGCTACTGTTACAGCCTATCCAGGGCAACATGGTATGCACTCAGATTATAGACATCCATTCGGGTGCTATGATAGAGTCATGTATGGAGTTGCCTTCTAATCTATCACCTCAGCAGTTAGGCAGTGCTGTGACCTACTACAGGAGGTACACCCTGCAATCAAGTCTATCGCTTCAATCAGTTGATGATGATGGCAATACAGCAGAGTCAGCTCCTAAGGAAGTAGTTAAAGAGACTCTATCTAATGAACGTTTCAAAAATGCTCTTGCTAAGATTAAGAATAAGGAGTACACAGTTGAGGAGCTTAAAAAGAACTTTCACCTAACTAAAGAACAGGAGGCACAGCTATGAAATGGAGACCATCACAACTAGGCAAGCTCATGACTAACCCACGTAACAAGTCAGAGGTGCTATCTGAGACTGCTAAGTCAGAGATTAGAAGGATAGCAAAGGAGGACTTCTTTGGATATAGCTCAGAGATAAAGACTAAGCCAATGATTAAGGGCACAGACTGGGAGCAGGATGGCATTGACTTGCTTAACAATGTCAGATTCACTAAGTACACTAAGAACAAGCTCAGAGTAGAAAATGAGTACATGAGTGGATGCTGTGACATCCTGCTTGATGATCTCATCATTGACATTAAGAGCTCATGGTCATTAGAGACCTTCCCTGCAACACCATCCGAAGGTGAGTCATCTGATTATGAGTGGCAAGGTAGAGCTTATATGTGGCTCTATGACCGTCCTGAGTTCGAGCTTATCTATACTATGTATAATACTCCTGATGAGTTACTCACTGATTGGGATAACCTATCTATACATCGAGTGGATCACATCCCTTCACATCATCGAATCACTGTGATAACTTATCAGAGAGATGAGCAGTATGAGGACTTGATAAGAGAGAGGCTCATTCACTGTAATGAGTACTATAGTCAATATGTAAATGAATTAAATAGTAAGTAAAATGGAAAAAGAAGAATTCTACCAACAAGCCATGTTAATGGCATTGAATGGACTATTGTCAAGTATTGGCAATGGATTAGAACCTGATGCAGATCATCCACATGCATTGATAGCAGAGATGGCTCATGATTATGCTAAGGCATTAACAGATAAGGCATTTATTCAAACTGCCAAATTTAAAGAAAGATATATTTAACCTTAAAACAAAATAAAATGGAAACAAAAACACAAATTGTCACTCAATTAGTGGCAGCAATCCTTGTAGATCCTATAAGAATGGAGCAAGTGAGAAACAGTATGGATATTGAGCATCAGATATACAGCTCAGATCATGGGCTTGCAGTCGCATATGCCTGTATTGTAGCGGATGAGATTATTAATCAAACTACTGAGGAGATAGTATTCCCTGAGAGAGTAGTATAACACTATTAATTATGTCAGATTTAACAATCAAAGGAGCTGTTAAGCTCATCAATGAGGTCAAAGTGATCTCAGATAAGTTCTCAGTTAGAGAGTTCGTCATCACTACACCTGATGCTAAGTATCCACAGGATATCATACTGTCAGCAGTCAATGATAAGATGTCAATCTTAGACTCCATCGGAGTAGGTCAAGAGGTAGAGGTATCCTTCAACCTTAGAGGTAGAGAATTCAATGGTAGATACTACAATACTCTTGATGCTTGGAAGGTAACAGCAACAGCTAACACTGCCAAAGATGATGACTTCCTATTCTAAGACAGTGTATCTCAAGGTTAATGAGACCTTCACTGATTGGCTCAGGAGAGAGCTCAAGGATGAGTTATCTACAAGATATAGAGCTGTGCATATGTCAGAGGATATGGGAGTGACTAACATCACACTACATCGCTTCCTGCATGGCAATGAGGTGAGAGGTGACTTCTATGATAAGGCATTCAAGTTCTTAATCAAGAGAGGCAAGTAACACTTTCAAAAATTATTCTTATCTTAGCCACCATGATAGCATCCTTAGTAGTATCGTGGTGGCTTACTCACTTCGAGCCATTACAGAAAATCATAGACAGAGTGTTCCTACGCATAGAGTTAGATTGGCTCTATACAGCTCTTGGCTGTTGGAAGTGTATGTCATTCTGGACTGCATGGATATACTCAGGGAGCTTCATCACAGCCTGTGCCACATCACTCATCGCCGTATGCTTGAACAAACTGATATACAACTCATAGAAAGCATCCTCAATCAGCCTGAGGATAGGATACTCACTAAGAGTAGCCTAATTAAACTCCAACAGATTAAGAACAGAGTGACAGGAAGTAAGGACAGAGAGTGCTTCTGTGCATCAGTACGTCGCAAGGTATGGTTTAAAGACTTCACTCAATGGTATGAAGGAGCACTTGGATAGATATCTATCACATAACTACTCAGAGGTGCTCAAGTACACTCGCCACTTCTTAGATGTGCTCAATATCCCTACCTCAATAGATGCAGATGCAGTCATCAACAATGCTTACCTTCACTGTGCAGAGCTAAACGTCCAGGAGATGACAGATGATAAGGCTAAGAGCTACCTACTCAACACTATTAAGTGTGACCTTATATGGACTCAAGGCTCTAAGACTAAGAAACAAGACTTATACAGGTCACAGGAGTACACTCTTGATGTGATAGATGATCCAACTGACCTGGAGCATAAGATAGAGATAGAGGATAGGTATAACTTTAAGAAGGCACTTGTTGAGATATACAGGAGAGAGCAGAAAGATAGGATTAAAAAGATAATCTTTGAGGCATATTATGACAAAGGACATTCTACTCAGATTGCCTTAGCTAAGTATTTCAACATCAATAGCACATCAGCTTACTTCCTGATTAAAGAAATTAAAGAAAATATAAATCAAATACAATATAGGTATGAGGAATGCTGACATAATAGGACTGATGACCTATATCATGGCTTGGGGAGTAGTGATATCTCTCTTCAATGAGAATATGTATCTACTATTCAAGTTCTCAAGTATTACCTTAGGAATGTATCTAATATTCATAATAGTAAATCAATATGAGCAATTTTAAAATCAAACCCGAATACCTTACTAAGACAGTCAAGGTATATGACAGAGTGCTTGGCTCTCGCACTATAGTAGTGGCTAAGATAGACATGAGTAAGATATCTTACTATCAGTCTATAGGACTTGGCTACCTATTTGAGGAGGCTACAGTAACTGAGCCTAAGGTTATCAAGTATGAGGCTGTTGATGGTCCTATCCCTGAGGAAGCTCCTAAGCCTAAGAAGAAACGTAAGAAAAAACCTGCTCAGGATGCCTAAGCCTCGACCATCAGAGTCACATGATGACTACATCAACAGGTGTATGTCAGACCAGGAGTCAGTAGATAGCTTCCCTAATGAGGAGCAACGATATGCTGTGTGTGAGTCTAAGTGGGATGAGTCTAAGATGTCAGCATTCAGCAAGTTCAAGCGTCTCAAGTTAGGCAGAGCAGTATCATTCGACTATGATGATACCATCACAACATCCAAAGGCATGACTCTTGCCAGGCAATGGCTTGCCAAAGGAGTAGATGTCTACATTGTTTCAGCTCGTAAGAACAAAGAACCAATGCTTAACAGAGCTAAGGAGTTAGGGATACCATCCATGAAGGTCTTTGCAACAGGATCTAATAAGGCTAAGATAGCTAAAATACAAGAGTTAGGGGTGGAGTATCACTACGATAACAATCAAGATGTCATTAATGCTCTTGGTAAGCAAGGCAAACTCTTCCAAAAGTTCGCAGACTCTTATACTGACTATCCTAAGGCAGCTACTGAGAACGCTAAGATAGCAATCAGATGGGCAGAAGAGAACGGATGGGGTGATTGCGGAGAGGCAACAGGCAAAGCAAGAGCCAACCAGCTCGCTAATAGAGAACCCATATCAGAGGATACTATCTCAAGGATGGCAGCATTTGAACGGCATAGACAGAACTCACAACGTGAACTTGGAGATGGATGTGGGAGGCTCATGTGGTTAGCTTGGGGAGGAGATGAGGGCATTGAATGGGCACAACGTAAACTAAAACAGATTAGAGATGGCAAAGCATAAGTACATAGAGACTCCTGAAATGATGCTTGACCTTTGGGAGCAATATAAGAAACACGTAAAAAACAATCCAAGACTTATCTATCAACTTGATAAGATTGGTAACTTAGTACCTGTGCCTCATGAAGCACCATTGACAGAGATAGGATTCTATGAATTTGTATGTGAACACCCTGAGACTAAATTCGATACTGACTGTCCTGATTTAAGTGATTATTTTGAAAATAAGGATGGGAGATATTCTGCATATGTCCGTATCTGTTCGCGTATTAGAAGATCAATCAAAAATGATCAGATAACAGGAGGCATGGTAGGACAATATAATCCTTCCATCACTCAACGTCTGAACAACTTGACTGAGAGAGTAGACACTACCACTAAGGGAGAGTCTATCAATGAGATTAAGGTTAATATTATTAAGTAATATAACCTATAAAATAAATATTAACTATACTACTAATATAGTGGTATAGCCAAACTTTTGCCTAATAATGGAGATTAATAGTACAGTCATCTTTGAAAAGAACTATGATGCACTCAACTCAGATGTGAGGTTTATCATCAATGAGGGAGGCTCAAGGTCATCTAAGACCTATAGCCTATGTCAGCTCATCATAGTGTACTGCCTACAGAACAGAGGCAAGGTAGTGAGTATCATACGTAAGACCTTCCCGGCATTGAGAGCCACAGTGATGAGAGACTTCCTGGAGATCATGAAGACCTTAGAGATATACGACGTGAACAGGCATAACAAGTCTGAGCACATCTATTCATTTGACAATGGATCTATAGTTGAGTTCTTCTCAGTGGATGATGAGCAAAAGATAAGAGGTAGGAAAAGAGACCTGGCATGGTGTAATGAGGCTAATGAGTTATACTATGATGACTTCACTCAGCTCAACATGAGGACAGAGGGGAAGCTAATCTTTGACTACAACCCATCTGAGTCTAACTCATGGCTGTATGAACTTCCATCTGATGAGTCAATACTAATCAAGTCAACCTACAAGGACAACCCATTTCTGCCTGAGTCTATTAAGAAACAGATTGAGGACTTGAAACGAACCGATGAGGCACAATATCAAATCTATGCATTAGGGGAGAAGGCTATCTCCAAGAGTAACATCTACTCCAATTGGACATTTGTCAAGCACAGGCCTGCTAAGTTCACCTCATTTGTCTATGGCCTTGACTTTGGATACAATCACCCCACTGCATTGGTTAGGGTATATTGGAGAGATAAGGATCTATACATTGAGCCTGTAATCTATGAGAGTTACTTGACTACCACTGACCTCATTGCAAGGATGGATCAGTTAGGCATTGAAAAGAGTATCAACATCCTTGCTGACTATTCAAGGCCTGAGATTATTGCTGAGATAGACAGAGCAGGTTATTACATTGAGAATGCCAACAAAATAGTCAAGCAAGGTATCAACAACATCAAGTCCTTTGGTATATTCTGCGAGGATCATCCTCAACTTAAAAAGGAGTATGAAAATTACAAGTGGAAAAAGATAGGTGATACAATTACAGATGAGCCGGTCAAGTTATGGGATGATGCAATGGATGCCATCCGATATGCTGCCACTCATATCAAGGAGGAATACTTTACAGATGACTCATATATATCCTTCTAACAGGATGCCAACTGAAATACAATATAGGTATGGCAATGACAATCATAGCAGAACCTCAAGATTTCACTCCTGCTTACAATGAGTGCAAGTTCATAACTGACTCCACCAATAAGAACCTGGATGGCTTCCGATATATCTTTGAGATATTTGAGTCAGGCACACTGAACAGGATAGGATACTACAAGGCACTACCTACCTATGGCACAGGCTATGGAGAGCAGGATTTGAGTAAGCTCTTGAGCAACATGGTAAGCTATGACTTCAATCCAACTATAACTACCTTCTATAATGCAACTAACTCTTATTATAAGTATGACATCAAGATAGGGGAGGAGTATATCTACACATTATCTTACACAGCTTCATTGGTGAACAATGGAGGCAATGTTCGTATCACAGCAACGCATGCCTTTCAAGTTGGTGATCAGCTCAACATAACACAGGCAGACTTAGGTGTGGCTAATCCAGGAGTTGAAGGATTGCACACAGTGATAGCAATCACAGGCACAACATCATTCACTATCAATGCTCTATGGTCAGAGGTAACAGATGCGACTATCAACGGCTCAATCAAGTATGCTGACAATAGGAAGGATATTAACCTTAATGAGATTAGCACCTTAGATAAGTATGTCTTTAATGGAGCCATCTCTTGGATAGATATGCCATTCTATGATCAGACTGCTTACACTCTTGATAACTATAAGGGTTTATGGCTAACTGATCAACCATTTACATTCAGCTGTACATTAGGGCAGGACTTGTGGCTCAATCTTAAGGATAACGGAGTGCAACTCAATGAGAGAGTGTACTTCACTAATGATGATGGAGATGTGTTCTATAAGTCTATATCAGGAGGTGCTTATATCAAAGGTGTGGCTTGTGGTCCTAACAACTATGGCTCACTGACCTTAGTGAGTGGAACAGCTCCCCTTGTCAAGCAGGACACTAAGTGGTACACTGTGACCTACTATGATGGAGCTATCACTCCAACAGCTAAGTCAGTAAGTTATAAGATAAACATAGATACAAGAGTTCTTATCTCTGAGAGTCACATCTTGTTCTTAGATAGGATGGGCTCATGGAGTAGCTTTGCGTTTCAGCTTAAGAGCTATGAGAAGGGAACTATCAAGAGAGATACTTACAACAAGGATGTCCCAGGATATGTGACCTCATCTCAGTGGAAGTATAAAACTTATGAACAAGGGCAAGTTAATTTCAACACTCAAGTGACTAAGACTTATGACCTTAATACTAATTGGATGAGTGAGTCAGAGGCTAACTACTTCCAACAGTTATTAACATCTCCTCAAACTTATGTTAAGAACGTAGTCTATCGTATTACTGAGGACTTAGATAACCTC